CCGTTGAGATGCTCTTCCTTGATCCAATCTGGAAGAAACCCAGCGATCGAGAGATAGTCACGGCCGAGCGCAGAACCGCCCGCCAGCTGACGCAATATCCCCGGATCGTTCCTCTCAGCGTACACAATCGACGCAGCTCCGTAAAACTGCGATTTAAACATAGCGTAAGCTGGAGGGCCCCTCACGTCGCGCAACGTTTCAGTCACCTCCTTGGCACCGATAGCTCGCGCGCTCCTATCACTAGCCTGTCTGAATCGAAGGAGGGCTGCACGTGCAGGCCACGATTCCCACTCGGCCCTGTGAACGCTTGTATGCTTGTCGACGTGGCTGCGACGTGCAGCAGCACACACCGATGCGTTCCTGAGCCAGGTGGACACATCGCCGGTCCCGTCCTGTACAGCCCTACCCCCTGCCCATTTCTTCCGAAACTGTGTGCACTCCGTTGGCGTAAGATCCAAGCCAGTACTATTCTTGACCCAGGTCACAGCATGCCGCTGAAGATCAGTGAGGCCCGGAGCATCGATGAGCGATTTCGCACGCCCATCAGCCAGCTCCCGCCACCACTTAGCATCCTCATCAAACCTGCCGCGTCCCACTTTGATTGAATAATCATACTCGTACTCGCCCACTGGCAAGATGCCCAAACCACCGCACTCCGGCGCAGCCTTAATTGTGCCCTCATCAAGAATTGTCACCTTAGGTGCTGCTTTGGACAACCACGATTCCTTTGTCCAAACCCTTGTCTTCTTGAAGAACTTCAAAGCATCTGCATAGAGCGCCTGTGCCATTGGCATCCAACCGCCACGACGTGCCCACATTTCAAGTCCCGAACTCACTGATCTCAACTTCTCCACAGGTGAGGTCTCATTCCCACTGCCTTTATCTGGGTGACCACTGCATGCTGCATAAACAGCACGCGGGGGAAAGGCACGCATAGCGCCACCGCAGTAGAGAATGCGAAAGTAAACAATCGAACGCCACTGAGCAACCTGCTTCTTGGGGTTGGCGCGATGTCCCTGCTCCAACATCTTCTCAACCGCTGCAACACCCTTGCGATAACTGGAAAAGACCTCCGCAACGTCATCCGCGCGATTCAAAACATACAAAGAAGTGCGATTACGTAAGTGTGCCCCTGCGCCCGTAAGCTCGGAATCACGAACGAGCAATCTAGACGTGCCGATGATAGTATTGACCTCCAGGGTCGTGCGCCGCCCCGACTGCTGGCCCGCAGGCTCCTTAACCAACACCGAAGTGTCGTTCAGTCGGGTCGCACGTCCCTTCGACTCCTTAATAATCTCATCGACCACCCTGCCGTACTGCTCGTCCGCAAAAACCTGAGACCTGAACACCGCTTCGCGATGCCCACGCTCAATGTAGTCCAGCTCATCTAGCATCTCCTGGGCGACACCGCCACGCACAAAACGCTTCACGAGATCGCGCATAGCCATCAGTACGACCACGTGCTCCGCCAAGTGCACGTAATGGTCCCACTTAGACCAATCCCACGCTACAAGAACCCGACCATCGGAAAGGTAACGAGCTGGTCCCTTGGATGCTTCAACCAAATGCAGGTGCCGCGCCATCGTATCGGCAGGCGACTCACCCATATCCAGACCAACCATAGGGTATCGATTGCGAAGGGGATGGAAGGCGAAAGACTCGCCTGCCTGATCGCGCATGTCCGTGGCCGATAGCGTGCGCTCAGCGCCCCGCTCATCCTGCTTGCCAGCCACCTCTATGTACAATCTCCCCCAATCCATATCCCATATCTTCTTCCCGGTCATCGTCATCACGTAGGCCTTAGCGCATCCGGGTGGCGAAAACTGATTGCCGAGCACATCGCGAGAGCGTCGTCCAGCGACACCTCCCGCACCCCAGGCAGCGCGCGTTTCCATAAACTCCTCTCTCGACTGGGCCTTATCGGCATAAGTCGCATATATAGGCTCGAGGAGGGAATACGCTGCCTGGCGCATCTGCACAAGGTAGCTCTCGAACGAACGATCTTTGTCAATACCATCAGCGTACGTGTACTTAAATTCCTCAAGCGCGTACTTCAACACCTCGATGGTAATCTCGCCCTTAGTAGAATCGCCGTCAGAAAAGCCAATCAAATCCTCAGCGTTCAAGAAGTATGCCGATGCTATGTGCTGTCGATTCGTGAGTGGGAACATCCAAGACTGGGTCACCATGGCCGTTGTTTCCTTGCAGATCGCAGACCACTGTGCATTCGTTGCATACAAGATGCCCGAAGAAAGCACATACTGGCACAAGGGCTGCCAATACTGCGTAGTCCACAACCAGAAGCAGGTGAACAGCATGCGCTCATAACCCATTCCCGAATCAACACAACAATAAAGAACGACTTCGGCAACATCCCTGAACTCATCACCACACCCGGCCTCGCTCCACACCTTGTGCGTAACCAAAAACAAAGAACAAATATCAAAATAATTACGTTGCTTGAATCGTCGCTGCCTGTCCCAC